GTATAAAACAATTATTCTTGATCAAGTTTTGTGAACAAGATCGCAAGTATATTCACTAATTCAGATATTTTTTCATCTGCTGATAATCATTCCAGTCTTTCCATAACTTGATCGGGCGCTTGAAATGTTTGGCGCGGCAAGTGTGAATATTCATCTTGTCGTATTCTTTCATAAAACAATCTTGTTTCAAGATTCAGGGGTTCGCCGTTGTCAGAAAAATGCATTTTATCTGTTCATCGTCACTTGTCTTTGTATGGCCATTCGATTCAGAATTCGTTTGCTATTGCTCCGACCCTTTCTCGCATCTCTACTGTCGGCGGATATAATGACGGCAACCAGTTTTCAAAGAATACATCGATCGCTTCACCTGTCATATGATCAGACTTCAAAGTTCGTGTGACTTGTTTTCAATTTCTTGCATATAATTTCGCTTCAGCTGCAGTCAGTCATCGTCACAATAATTGCTTTTCAGTTCTTCATTGTCACAACAAATATTTTTGACGTGCATCAGATCTGAATCAGTCGTCCATTCTTATTTGAATTCATACTGCAATACACTTCGCAAAAAACAGTTTTACTTTCTGCGCAAACTGTGGTGTCAAATCGTCGATGTTTCTGTTTTTAGATTTGTATGACATGATATGAATGAAAAAATAAATACACATATTATATAGTTTCTATACGATAGTTGCAATGTCTGCTATACCTCCTCTACTTTTAATGGTTCTTCTTTTTCTTCTGCTTCTGGTTTTTTCTCTATTTCTTGCGGTTTTTCATCGGTTTTCGGTTTTTCTTTCTTGATTCGAGCAGATTTTCTTTTTTCTTTTGTCTGCTTTCTTTTGTGCTTTGAAGAAAATGTTTTCATTTTTTTTCTTTGTATCATAGATCATTGTTTTGAAGTTTTTCGAAACATTCGTTCGGTATTCTACAAACGATACATCACTTTCTTCTCGACATTTTTGATCAATATCAAACAAGCTTTCATTTTTTGATCAGTCAGTAGTGAAATTTCATGAATATAAATTATTGAATAAAATATTATTTGAATGCGATTCGTGACATCTTCATTGTGCTTCAATATGCACCAGATTGCGACATATCTATAAAGAAATCAATTTCAGTCGTTGAAACTGAATCAACGTCAATAAATCGAAATTCTGCAGCAGATCATCAATCTTGCCGATAATAAAGATAGTTTCATCAATTATGTCAAAATATATTTTGTTGATCTTTATAATCATAACCGAAGTGACCTTGTTGCGAACATCGCCGTCAAGAAGCAGTGTTTCTTGATCAGAAATCATTTCAAAACATAATGATCACTTTTGGTGTTACTCACAAATCATGTGTAACTATTTCATGATAATCTGGATTATCATCATCAGCAACAACAGTAAAATATCAGAAATCAACTTCCATTCAATAATGATCTCGTATCTGATCTGGCTGCAAGAATTTCAGAACATCTGAAATTCAAGTTATTTTAGCATCAGTTGCTTTGAATAATTCAATCACGTTCTTCATTATATTTTCAGATCAATTGACTTGCGGTTGTCACGTGAAAGATATCACTTCCCGTTTTGTGTTTGCTTCGAAGCATTCAAGAATTATTACGTCAGTCGATTCGTTTGAATCAAGTGATCATCATGTTCATGCAGTAGTCGAATGATTCGAATACTTTATTGACTGTCATGCATTTTGCGCAATCTTTCGTCATCATGATCATATTCATTTTACTGCTATTTTTTCACCTACTGCAGCAACTGTCGGCAACGTAAGAGTTACAAGCGAAGCGCTATTCACAAGATATCATTCACCATTCAATGCAGATTGATTCGCAGTGATTGTTTTCCGTGTATAGTCTGCAGATACGTTTCATCAGTATGCATCAATTTTGTGACTTACGATCGATGTGATCGCACCAGAAACACAAGTCACGACTGCAAGTCTTGCGTAATCATTATTTCGTGCAGATGTGCTTTGCTGAATAGTTCCAGATGAATCAATCATTATATAATTCGTTGCATCATCAGTCACAGAAATATCTGTTCATCATCAATATGATCATTTCGCAGATCATACTTGAAAACTTCATGTGCCGATATCTACTTTCAAAGCAATTGCTGAAGCTGCAGCAACTACACGAAGACGATCTGATCATTCCGCATAAATATCATCAATATCTTCATTGATGTCTTGAAGTGCTGAAGAACTAATTGTGTCATTAACTGATCGGTCTTGACTGTTTGATCTTGGCATTTTTTCATGTGTAAAATATAAAAAACTATGCAATCGTAATCGAAGCATTTATCGTCAAATTTTCAGTTGCTGACATAGATTGATCAATCAATATTCTTGAAAGAAGATATCATGAATCTGTCAATGCAGTTCAATCAACAAATATTCAAGCTTCAAGATAACTATTTCATCACACTTCAACTGAACTGAAGAATTTATCAAGATATGCAGTATTATCGACACTGAATCTATTTGTGAATATTCATCTGATAGTTTCTGTTTCAAGTCATGTATCTGAATTGTCTGGCGCAGTATTCCCAGATCATAGGGCCATATAATTCGCAGCAAACGACGGAACAACTGTATTTCATGCAATCAAAGAAGCGAATTCTTCGCGTAATACAAGCGGCACGATATTATGTCATTCGAAGTATCTGATTCACATCAAAGACAAGAACACCCCCGCATGTTGTTGTTCACGAAGAAACTTCATTAATACTTCTTGATACTTCTTTTTTATTTGTCAATACTTATCAATAAACAATCATATTGATCATGAATGATGCATTTTCTTTGCAAGAAATTTTGCAAGATTTTCTGTCGTTCAAACAGAAATTTTATAATTTGATACAAGCGACATTTCTTTGTGAATCATGTGTATTATGTTGATTGACTAAAATCTGCTATTCATTTATTGCTGACGGTTTCTGTTGTCTTTTCTTCGATGATTATATCGGAAACAGATGCTTTTCATATAGTATCATGAATTTTCGCTTCGATTCAAAGATATCTTGTATTTTCGTTTGATGTAAAATTATACACATCAGTTCTTTTGAATGATTGTATTTCTTGAAAGTTTTCAAGAATCATATGTTTTGTATATATTACATTTCATTCGTTCAATGCAGCTATATCAACGATTGTTTTTGGTGATTCTTCGCTTCATGTGAAGTGTTTTGTATTTCGTTGTCATACGCATGATCAATCTTGAATTGAAGTATATGTTCATGAATTCATTTCATCTGTCATTTCGTTTGAAGAAAGAACTTTATTGTATAATCTAAAATACAATATTTTTCAATGAAACCGTCTGTCATTTTCTCACCTATAAGTTCAAATATTTATTCAAGTTGAAACTTGATTCAATTCTCATGTACGAACATTTGATGTTCATTGAAGAACATTGTCAATATACAAAGAAAGTATTCAATTTCAGAATGTAACACAAACAAAATATTCTTGTCATTCTGTAAGCGCTCACGTTGAAAGAACTGTTTCGGGACTTGAAGAAGAATCTTTTCTTGCGTATGCTGCAAGATAGTTTGATGATCAAAATTCAAGTGATATCTCATAATCATTATTTCATTCACAGATAAATCTTCTTCATGAAGAAGATGTGTCTGCAACAAATCTTGTTGTATAGCTATAAACTCACAATCAAAGAAATCACGCAGGAAGTGAAGCAGTAAAGTAATTATCAATTCAATCAAGATCGAAATATCAATTTTCATCAATTTCTATTCATCAAAAACAAGTTCAATCATTTCATCACAACGATTGTTTGTATATCATTTCAAGATCATAGTATTTGTTTGATAGTCATGTTCATACAAGAATATTTTCACTTTTCCAGAAATCAGATTCAACAACGTCTGTTGAAACTATTCAGTGATTATTTGATCATGAAGAATCTTTTGCGACAAGTCATGAAGTTTCGTCAAGTTTGTATGTTCATATGTTTCTTTCATTGTTCGTGATCTTCAAATTTCTTATATCTCATTCAAAGAAATCAGATGTATTCGATCAATCTCGTTCTTGTCATAATGAAACATATTCTGTGTTTGATATTTGTCACAAAGAAACAGTTGTTCTTATATACATTTCAACTGTGAAATTGTCTTTTCAATTCAAATATGGAACGCATGCAGCAAGATCAATTCGATCATCAACACCGTCGAAGCTTGCGAATCAACGTCTTTTATATTTTTTAGCTTCAGCGTATTCAATAGCGCATAAATCAAATCATGTAGTCACAGACGGAATATCTTCACTTTCTGTTCGACTTGCATCGCCGACCATTGTTCAATGATTTCAGTTTTCTGAAGAATCAAAAATATCTGTTCATGATGCTTTTGTGTGATATCGAATCAATGGTTTTCATACAGATTTTCATTCAAACATTTTTGTTCTTCATGCAGCATCAAAGCTTTCTTTATAAATTCTTATATCATGAAGTTTTCAGTTCAGTTGATCAGCTGACTGCAAACAAACACCGTACAAAATAAATGAATCATATGATCATCATGGTGTCACTGATCATTTCAGTACATTATCCATATACACATTCATTTTTGTTCAGTCATATTCACATATGATATGTTTTCGTTCATCTGTTTGAAAAACGTTCGCTACATTTACACGATCACTTCAACTGAAGCTATTCAGTACAAAATCAAAATCATCATTTAATCTTCTTATTCTGAATTGTGTTCACACATCACGAAATATTGAATCAGTATTTCAAATATGTTTGAAATTTACCCAAAAAGCAAAAGTCATGATTTGATTTGAATCGAAAGTGATTGTACTATCAAAAGTAATTGATCAATCAACACCGTCCATTTCATAAAATCATTTTTGTTGCTGCAGCGAATTATTTGAAAGCGATTCAATTCGTGCTGACATATCATATTCAGTATTTCACTTGATTGAAATCGGATATGTAAGTTTTGCTTCTGCTTTATCACCTCAAAAAGCAGTTGTTGTTTCAACAGAAAGCGCTTTTCAATTATTATGATTCGCATTTTCATCAAATCAGACTGATCAAACCGCATTGTTTGAAAATTCAGCGAACCGCTGCTTGTTGTTGTATCTTTTGAAATTATTGTATTCATAGTTTTGCGTTGAATGATATGCAACAAGTCATTCGATATATGGAAGTTTTCAATATTTTCATGTATTCCAGATCAAATTTCTTTCTTCGTCCGTTATTCATCTGTTGATGATTCATGCTTGAATTATTGTTGTGTTATTTGTTCTATTTTCTGGGCTTCTTGCGAATTCAAGATTATATGTTGAATTATGAATTGTTGAATGTGAATATGATTTTGATTCTATCAAGACATTATCTCTATACATATACATGATTCAATCTTTCAATACTCACATGAAAAGATACATCTGTCATTCATTGATCGGAGTATCAACAACAACAGCACTTGTTCATGTAGGTGAAACAAGGAAACGAACACCAGATCATTCATATTTATCAAGCGAAAATCATCTTTGACTATTTGTTCATTTATACTTATTCCATATCGCCGATCTATGTCATACAATATCATCGAATGAAGCCCGACCCCATACCGTCAATCATTGCAATGCATCTGTTATCTGAACAGATTCATCGTTTCAAAAGTCCATATATGAATTCAAAGGGAAGTACAAATTCTTGTCTGATATTTCCATATCTCAAACGATAGTTCAATTTTCAATGACAGATTGACTGAATCAATATTTTTTATACGTCCAGTCAGAAACTTTTGTTGATTGCGGAACAACACCAGATTCAACAATTAATCATGATGATGTTTTTGATCAGTAGTTTGCAGCAAAGTCATAATTCTTTTTCATTGTCAGCGCTGCTTGAACTGCCGAGTTTTTCACGGTAGTTGATAAAGAATCAGATATTGTGATTGTTTCATCTTGATTTTCTACGATATCAATAATTTCTGAATCATCGATCGAAAGATCTGTTGATTTCTTCAGCAGCAATTGAAAGAATTCAATCAATCAAAACATTGTTGATCAACATTCGACTGTATATATAGATTCAGCACCCCCCGAAATGATTCTTCTTTGTATTTTCTGGATAAGAAAATCATCATCAATTCAACGATCAGTGTCAGTCACACGAATGATTTGTCATGCATGCAATCATGAAACATCTGTTTCAAACTTCACCGAAATAATCGGGTTACTATATGCATTTACTTCAGCTTGTCACCTACGTCTTGCATCTTCAAACGTAAGAATCGACGTGTCTTCAATAACTGGCCCGTCAAATATTCCGTCACCTCACAACAAAGATTTCATCGAAGAAATACTTGCGTTGTCTTGAACACGAACACGAATTCATTGATACGGATAATATGTCAATTTTATTTTATCTCCCGAAGACAAAGTCGCATGTGATTCATTCCTTACAACCTTTTCATTGAAATTAAAAACGAAATCAACTGATCACGGAACAGCAAGATTTTCAACACCGACTGTTTTTTCAACGTATCATGATCATGTATCAACAAAAACTTGCAACGTCTTCGGCTTGTAGTCAAGTTGAAACGATGTTTGTTCACCGTCTGCAACTCTTTCTTGATTATATAGAACCGTTGTTGCTGCTTCACCCCCACGAACGAAAACACGATTACGCAACATTGATATATCTGGCGTAATAATCAATTTATCATAATTTTCAGATGTATCTGTTATTGAATACGGCGCTTGTGTTGTGTTTGTTTTAAAAATATGAATGTCGCGATTATAATCGACATATCGAAAAATTCACAAACGCTTTGTGATTGCTTCAATAAGTTCTGATGCTTTTTTATAGTTTGCGCGGAAGTCCGAAATTTTTCTATCACCACGAATCGAATTGTTCAATGTAAATCATCACGATGAAACTATCATCTGATCAAACAAAATCTTTCATGCAGCAACTGAAGCTGAAGAAACAATTTCAATCTGCAGCCGATCAATCTGATCTTTATTGACAGTTCATGTTTCTGTTGCTCTATTTATTTTAAAACTTTCATAATTCCGACAATCTTCATGATCTTTTCAGAACATATCACTTGTTCGTTCGAAATAATTTGAAGAATCATTTCAAATACGAATTTTCATCGAAGTCAGACTATTCTGAACTCAATCTTCAATTTTGTGTCGCAAACGAATGTCTGTCATGGTGTTTATATCCACTTGATCAATCGTTTTCGTCCGTAGTGCATTTCAAGCACCAGAACATCACGTTTTTTGACTATTTGACCCGACAATTCTGTCTGTATTTTCATCTTGCATAGACAAAGCAGTTCATGAAGCGGTCCAGGCACTTTCGAATGTTTCAAGAATAGCTTCAGAATCGTTCGCACAAAAACTGTGAATCATTCTTCAGACGATTTCACGGATATACATTTCTTCATACGTATCGACAATATTTTTGCGATTCAATGTCGGTGTTCGATCAGATGCATTCACTTGTCGTTGAAATTCTCCAGACTGTCAGATTTCTTCATTCGGGTTTTTTTCGACCGTTCCCGCAAAAATAAGAATACCGCAGCACATTCATTTCGTGATTGCAGACGGCAAGTTTTCGGTGAATGTAACTGTTCACAATTCATGATCAATCGAATCTATGATCAAGAAATACGGTGATCACATAATATCAACAATCAATTCATCTCATGATCTGAAGATATGATGTTGTTCGAATGTATCTTGCACTTCAAGAACTTTTTGTCATGATGTTGCGTTTTTTCTTGGTTTCAATATTTCATATACTTTTATTTCTGTACTGTGTCACACTTCCGTTCAGAAAATAGAAAAGCGCGCAGTGTTTGCACGGTTGTTCAATTGTTCAACAATCTTCAAAGATTTTTTGACAATATTATCAGTGACATCAATTCAGTTTTTCGTGACAAGAAGCATGTGTGTTTCAAAATATTAAAACGATTCGGTTTGCATATGTGTCTTCACTTTATTCATGATCTGATCACTGATCATTTCGACCATTTCATCACCCGTTCAATAGAATGCGTTTCAAGATATATTAATTGATATTCATCATCATACATTTCTACTTCATCATCAAATTCATCACGCGAATCATGTTGCAGTCATTATCGACGGTCACGTCGTTGTTCACTGTGACATTGTTGATGTTCACAATGAGAAAGATTGACCATTCACACCCGCACCGATTGCGCTTCAAAGATATGCTGCAGAACGTGCAATTTCTGTTGTTCATTCAAGCATTCCACGTCAAAGCATCGTAATAAGATTCGGAATCCATTGATCAGAATTCGAACCTGGTCCTTTTTTTGTAGGTGAAGAAAATCAAAGATAATCTTTCACTTCTTGTGCTACTGAAGAAACCATATCACGCACCGCAGAAATTCTTGAACTTATTCAATCTCAAACGCTTTCGCAATATCATCTCGATATTTTATGATCAAATATGCTCGAACTGCAACCGCAGCGACGAACAATGTGATCGGAGCGAATAGCAATCAAACCGCCGCGATAGATGTTCACACCGCTGCAGTCAATGCACTGAACGCGTATGATAAAACACTTACTGTTGAAACAAGAACTACAAATCACGTCACGAGTGCTGCAGCAATCTTGATTGTTTTTTGCATAGCGGGTGACAATTGTTCATATCGATCACGTAAGCTATTTATTGTATTGATCAACATCTTACTTGCTGCAATCAATGACGGCAAAATGATCGTTCATAATTCAATGAACAATCTATTAATATTATTCTTCAGCATTGCTGATTGTGAAGCGAATGTTGCTTTTTGTTTTTCGAAAGCTTCATTCAATGCATTCGTAGAAACACCCATATCATCAAGCGTATTATTGAACGCTTCTGAAGAAGATCAAGTCAATGCAAGAACTGCATTCAATCATTCTACTGATCAGAAAAGATCTGTGATCGCTGCAGTTTGTTCAGTTGCTGACAAATTCCCGTCTTGCAACTTATCTTTCATATGTTCAAGCCGTCAAGCAAGTCATCTTGATTCGATCGCAGCTGCTCACATTTCAATTCAAAGATTCGCTGCAAGTTCTCATGCAACGGTTGTCGGTTTCAAAATATTTGTCAATGCTCACTTCATACCAGAATATGCGTTTGATGCTGACATACCTGTTGTCGTCAGTGCAGCAGTTGCGGCCATAAGTTCTTGAAAATCAATTCCCAGTGTTGAAGCAAGTCCAGAAATTCATCAGAATCAATTCGCAAGTTCTGAAACTGTTGTTTTACCGTTTTTCACGGTGTTGAATAATGTATTCGCAATCTGATCGGCATCATATCATTGCGCTGAAAAAGCATTGATTGAAGACGTAAGAAGATTCGTTGCTTCTTTTGTCGTACCCAATCATGCAGTTGCAAGTTGTGCTGAAGCTTCAAGCGTTTGCATCGCATCTTCTGATGCAATACCCGCAGAACGCACGTCATAAAGTGCTGAAGAAAGATCTTCTAATGCAACGGGGGTTCTATCAGCTATATCAAGCACTTCTTGTTTCATTGTGTCGATACTTTCGACACTGGTATCAACAAGCGTTGAAACGTTTGTCATACTCTTTTCAAAAGAAGAAGCCATATCAATTGACTTCTTTGCTATCAATCAAAATGTCGTCAATACTGCAGTTCACATCAAAGCCATTTCTTGCTTCGTTTTCATTCATTCTTTTCAGATATCTGCGACATTGTCACCGATTTCTTTCATCTTTGCAGATGCACGATCTATGATATCAAAACGAAACGTGACTTTTTCTGTAGTATTGACCATTATGATTTATAATTTATAAATAATTATCTTTTCTTCGAACTGTTCTTGTTTGGTTTTGCTTTACTATAAGCAGCTTTTTTCATCAAGAACAATTTGACTTCTTCATAGTCGACGTTGGTCATTCATCTGACGTAATCTAAAGTTCGATTGAATTCTTTGCATATCATTAAATCAAAGAACATATTCACTATCTCCATTTCTTCATGATCATTAATTGTCACCGAATTTCACTTGAACAAACCCGAAAGAATTAATTGTTTTTTCACCGCATAAGATTTTCATTTCTTGTTCTTGTTTATTCGGTTTCTGACGGGGCTGGTTGTCATGGTATTTTCACATTGTTTCATTTACTTACGATATTTAATAACTTGTTCAATTCTCACAACGGGAATTGTTTCACGATATCATATGTGATCGGTCGCTTATTTCAGTCATCATCGTGAAGATTCCAGTCAACAATTGATTTCACAACCATTCTGATTCACCCTACAAAACCGTCTTTCGCATCAAATTCGATCATTCTTGCTTCATCAACAGTCAAGTATTTTTTGATCAATAATTGCCCGCCCTCGATGAATGAATCGTCCAGATCATGCGTAATGATTCAAGATTCTTTCGGCATAAATGAAACCGCTTTTTTTAATTTAGTCATAATAATAATTTCAAAGAGTAAAAAGATGTAGTGTTTATATAGTAGTAGAAACGATCACCGTTCATTTGTTTCGTTCGTCGAATCGAGTAATATGTTGCCCGTTGACTTTGTTCGTCCAGAATTCACAGTGATCAAATAATTATGCAGTGTAATAAGTTCATGCTTTTGCGTTTTCAAACAATGCTTGAATCGCATATCATTCAGTTGAATCATCGAAGATTTCGATTGTTGCTTCGATTTCATAAATCGTATCGTTACCAGTAGGAATATCAAATTCATCATATCTTACGTTTGGCATTTTCAATTCAAGTTTGTATTTTGCATTATTCGTGTCAGTTGAAGAAATAACTTCACCGTTTGAAATAGTCAAGATACATGCTTGTTTTGCGTTATCAAGATACACGTCACGTTCTGCTTTCGTGTCAAATACTTTCTTGAAAGTGATCTGACCGTTTCGTCTTTGTGCATCAACACGTCAAGCCCCTGGCCTTTTTGTTCCAGATCTGACGTTGATATTGTTGGCCATTGATATTTCAAGTTCATCAACATTTGTTTCTGAAGCTGAAGCTGCAGCAGTTACGTTCGCACCGAACTGAACTTTCACATCAAACAATGACGCGTTTTGTGGGTCAATAGAGAATGACGGAGTTTGTGGCGCAAGTTCTACTTTCGCACCATTATCAACAGTGTATGCATTTCATAACGTAGCAATTTCAATTGATTCTGCAGATGTGTCGATCGATGCGATTGCATCTTCTTCAGAACTCGAAGAATCTCTGATCACAACAGTGTCAGTTGAAACCAATCATTCGATTGTATCAAGCGGAAGATCAACGTTTGATCATGCAGATACATCATCTTGAAGATTCGCTTTGTCAAATATTCACAACATTTGTAATGCTGATGTCACTTGAAGCGTGTCACCGTCTGAAGCTTTGATGCTTACGGTGTCGAACTTAGCACCGAAACCACGTTGAACAATAACGTTTTCATTGTTACTTTCTGCGGGGTCACCCTTGCATTCTTCGATCGCAAACGACGGAATTGTTTTTCATAATGTGACCGTATGTCTATTTACTGATCAGTCAGATCATGAAGAAATATCTGAAGAACTCACCTTTTTTTGAAGCTACGTTCAGAACTCTTGAATTCTGCTTCGAAGTATTCTTGATGATGTTTACTTTCTTCGTCAATCATCATTCATCTGATCTGATGAAATTGACTGGTTTTTTTCGTGTTTCTGCTGCTGATTGTTTTGCAATAGCAAGATATCAAAGTGCGCTTGAAGACATGTGTATTTATAAAAAAAAGATAAAATACGGAATTATTCCGCAGTAGGTTTTTTCGTGCTTTTCTTTGCAGACTTCTTTTTTTCTGGGGCTTCGATAATAAACGGGTTTCTCAAAAGAACATGTGCCGTTCATTTTGATACTTCACGAACTTCACCAGGTTCGAAAGCTTTCATTCCAGAAAAGCATTGTCTGAATTCAGAATTGTTTTTTAATTTCATGAATGAAGAATAAATAAATAAATTAGTTTCTGTCACCTACAAGACGCGCTTTCAATCTTACTACGATTTCATACGTAGGGAATGCACCGTCAAGTCTTAATTCATATCTGACAGATTCGGGCAAGCAAAAATCACATGCGTTTCTTGTTTGACCGTTATCGTCATACGGAAGTCTTATATTTGACATGATCACGCCGACCAGTGAATTCGAATCGATTCATTGATTATTTGTGATCAGTTCCGTCATTTTTATTCAAGCTTCAACAGCATACACTTTCTTTGCATCTGTCGGGCTTTCTTTGAAGTAATCTGAAGCATTGAAGATCAATGTTGCTTCAACTATGCATTCTCTTTTTGATATCTTATTTCACCCACCGACAAAAAGCGTTTCAACTGGTGAAATCGCTATTGCGGGCAATGAAGATTCGGGAATCTTTATCGGCTTTCAATAATATACAGATACTATTTTTGCGAATTCTCCAGATCATGAAGAAATCGCATTTAAAAAAAGTGTTCTTAGTGCAGAAATAATCTTGTCCATAGCATAAATTAAACAAACAAAACAAACAAATAGGACGTACAAAGGTGAATTCGAATGATCAACTGCAAGTATTATATATTTATATTTGACGAATTCCAGTACCTTTATAAATCACAGTTTGAATTGCGCGAATAATATCTGAATTTAGCTTATTATTTAGATCGATGATTGATCTTTGTGGCGGGTTCGGTTTTCATCACCTATGATGATAAACTGCATAGGGCTGCAGCATCTGGAGTTGTCAAAAATATTTTGTCACTGTCTTATTTCTTTTTTCTTGAAGTCTTCATGTTCGGCGTAAAGTAGACGGTGAATTCGGCGCTTGTTTATAGTATCATCGACGACGTTCACGGGCTTTGATTGTGCTTGGTGCAAGTTCTCCCCACTTCTTTCATTTCTCGACGTTCTTTCACTTTTGTTTGAAGATTTCATCTATGTTTTGATCTACTAATGCAATCACTTCTTTGTTCATATCTTGCGTATTCTGAACGTTCCCGATCAATAAACGCATATTGCGGTCAAGTTGTTTCATTCAATCAACGGCAATAGATACTTGCATTTAGAATTCATCTTTACGACTAAAATCATAATCATCATCTTCGATACCAGTCAAACAAGGTCAGTCAGTATTTCATGAAGCGTTTGTTGTATACTCCAGATTGTCACCGTTGATCAGTGTCAATGCATCTTCAGCATCAAGCAATCTTTTCAATCGGTCTTCGGCCATTTTTATTTTCTCTTTCGCGATTCATAATCAAACATCATCTGCAGCATATTCTTTCTTCATCAATAATCATGCAGCGTACGTTGTTTCTATTGTTCAAAGAAGTGCTGCTGCGGGAGTGGAAGAAAATCATGTGTCGTCGTCCATAACTCACAAATTATATTTCGTCGCAAGCTGCGCACGAATAAGATTATATGCATCATTTCTATAGTTGTCAATGAATCAATCAGTGACATCGACGTTTCAATCGAATCATGCTTCGGTTCTTACTTTTTCAGTTAGTGCGTAAGTCATGGTTTTTGTGTTTGAACATAAAAGGGTTCGAAGTATACAATCACTTCTTCTGTTTGTAACAATGAAACATTGTATTTTATAATTGTTTCAACTGTATATCGTCAATCAGTTTCAAAATGTAGTTCATCAATTCTTATCTTATCCGATAACGTAGACGGGTTTTCTTCATCACAGAATTTCGATGTTGATGAAGATGTTTCAAAAGACACAAGGAATTCGCGGGGTCACTTTATATATTTTTCATCGATCACTTCATTGTTTGTCGGTATTTCAAAAGCTGATCATAAAAGCGGCAAAATGTTTCTTGTGATTCTTGCGTTTGCTTTTGTGTATCTGCAGTATGTGAAATTATATTTCATAATATCACCGACTTCATATGATCTTTGTGAAGTTGGTATCGGCTGACTGTATATGTCTATTGTCTTGAATGGAAAAAAAAGCAAATAACAGATATATGCAATCAACAATATGAATATAGGCGCAGTAGTCTTTTGAATTATATCATTCATTATGATCAGAATTTCTGAACTAAAATCAAAGCTGCTCGCGCCCCAATAAGCAACGACCATATAAGTCGATTCGCTTTCTGGAAAAAGCTGCGGTACGGCTCGAACTCTTGTTTTCAAAGTTTTTCAGAATCAAGTTTGTCAATTTTTTTATAAACTTTCGTGATACTTCAAGCAAAATCTTGCTTCAATTCTTTTTTTACAGAATCAATCTTGCGATTCGTTTCTTTCTGATCAGACTTCATTTCGTTCAGCGTGTTCGTAAGCTGATCAAACATAAATTTGATATTATTTTCGTTCATTCAAGACATACGAAGCGATTCAAGAAATAAAGTAAAAGCCGCCGAAGCGGCTATCTGAATTATTCAGAAAGAATTTCTTTCGCTTCGTCCTTAGTAGGAACAGCATCAAAGTTTCACATTTCTTTCAAAAGAAGAAACAGAACATCTTTTTTTGCTTTTGCATCGAATTCAACTTCTTGTGTTTTTAACATGGCCATAATTTGATCTTTGTTGAATGAATCAACAGTTACATCATCACCACCATTCAAAACTTCAGTTTCTTCAATAGCGACTGCTACTGGGTTACCACCTGCGAATTGAACTAATTCATCATAGTTTTCGTGATTCGCTGGAATCTTTGTTCCTGCTTTTACGATAACTTTTCCGATCTTAACGTTACGATCGAGTACGATTGCTTTCTTAGACATGGTCATATATTTCAAAAGAATAAAAGTGAAATAACTGACCGACAGAAATGTCGGTCAGTAGTATGTATAATACTATACACAATCTTTGATCAAATATCCGCAGTTTTTATTTACAACAACTTGATCGTATTCAGTTTTTTGAATAATCATACTGTATACTTCTTCTGTCGCAGCTCTTTCACCGATGTCTTTTGCACCCAGTTTCAAAGTTTGAACAGCAGTCTTTCTCATGTACGTTGCACATAGAGTTTGACTTTTCAGTTTTGGCTTTTGTTCGATGTACGCAACGATAACGTCGTCACCCCAAACATCAGTCAATGCTTCATCAGCTGCACCCAGATTCGTATCAGTATAAACTGCAGAACCTACAATCAAATTCTTGATATTGAACAATCTTCCGATTGCACTTTTCAGCATATCACCTGTGATTTGTGCAGCCCCAGGAAAGTAAGCTTTCATATTCGGGTGAAACTTCAATGTTTCCATTGCAGCATATCCGAGAATCAAAGTATTCGGAACAAGACCAGTTGCAGCACGTACTGTATCAACAGCAGTTCTGATGTCGTCTACTGGGTCAGAAACACCGTTTGTGTAGTCAGACCATTTTGAAGTTCCAGTCAATGTCACATTTTGTGTGATCACTGATGTACTTCTTAGTGAATCAGCAATTTTCTTTTCACCGTCAAGAAGCAGTTTATGCAAGATCACTTCTGAAGTGTCTTGTTCTGCGTTGATAGGTGCTTCAGCTTCTTCAACATCATCTTCAAGAACATCACCAGTCAAACCGTATTTGTTCAAGTAGAAATGATCTGTCTTTGAAACAGTAAGATTCATTTTGTTATACCTACCGTTTGTAGCTTTCGCAGTGTCAACGATACGCAATGCATCTTTTCCGTAATCATAGATTTTACCAGACTTTGATTTCACCATAACTTTTGGCGCAACTTTGAACCAGATGAAATCTTCAACTTTATTCATGTATGCAAGCGAAGCTTTTGTCAACGGCATACTTGTTCTTGCTTTGTGTAAACGCATGATAATTGTTTTATAAAAGAATAAATAGAATAGAATATTTTACTTCGAAGTATTATGAATTGTCAGCAGATGCATATTCATGCGGTTGCAACAATCTGATTTCGATGAATTCACCGTCAGCACCTGCTGCTTCCATAGCGATTCAACAAACAAGATCTGCAGCAGTAGTTGTCGCAACAGCTTTTCACCCTGTTGTTGCAGTAACTCTTGCACCGAGTGCAATTGCAGCGCTTGCTTCAACAAGAACGAAACCGTCGCATTGAACTGCGATGTGATCTTGATTTGTTTCAGCAGTATCGAGTGCGACACCGATAACAAAGTCGTCTGCAGCAACAGCAGCTGCGACTGTATTCTTAGCAGTAAGCTGAACAAAACGATGTTCAGTGATAGCACCAGAAACTTTGAATGATGCTTCTGGGAATCCGTGGGTTGTACCTGATTTCATGATAGTTTTTTCATAAAAGAATAAATAAATACTTTAATTGATTACGCAGATTTCATTTCTTCAGAAACAACGCGAAGTGCTTGATCGTAAGTGACACCGTGTTCTTCAGCATAAGCTTCAGTTTTAGCATCAAGAAGATCATCACCAGAAAGTCATTCAAATTGATTGTCAGACTTTTCGTTGTGACCTACTTCACCGAACAATTCAGTCGGCACTTTGTTTGATTTTAGGAAATCACAAAATGCATTGTATTGTTCAGTATTTAGCATTGCAGCAAAAGCTTTCGCTTTCTTCATAGCTTTAGGCATGATCGAACCAGATTTTGATTTTTCAGAAAACTTGAATGATCACATTTTCTTTGAAACCTTTTCTTTGATCAATTCCTTTTCTACGTTCTGAAGTCTTGTCAGTTCAGATGCTTTGACAGATACTTCTTTTTCAGAATGTTCTTGACTATCATCGTCAGCTTCTTCGTCTTCATCAGATTCTTCATCTGAATCATCGTCGTCACTGTCGTCTTCGTCTTCGTCGTCCGAATCTGCATCGTCGTCTTCATCTGAATCTTCTTCAGAATCGTCGTCGCTTGCATCATCGTCTTCAGAACTATCATCATCAGATGAATCGTCATCGTCAGCACTATCTTCGTCAGCAGCGTCATCATCTGATTCTTCAGAAAATTCAAGTGCAGATTCAATTTGTGCGATCAAACGCGGTTCTCTTTCTTCAGTTGATAATTCAGAATACTTTTGCTTGAGCGTACCTTGATCTTCAGCACTGATTGCGCCTGTTTCATGGAACGCCGCAAGAATGTTTGCGATTGTTTTCATAGGTTTTGAAACACTAAATAAAAATGTTGCGGATTGTCCGTCTTGATCTGTTTGGCTTCTGGCTGCTTCATCTTCACTGGCCATTAATGGTGACATAAGTTTGAAGAATGGTCTGTTTGTGAAAGCACCTCCGACAAGCAGATTCTTGATCATTTCTCCCGTTTCTTCGTCCTTGTACATTCTGAAGAATTCGGGTGAAAAATATTTGTACGCCCCTTGTGAAAGGAGTTCCGCGCCTAATTTGGTTAGTTCAATAGTTGCTTGCAATTTGTTTCATCACTGCACAACTAATGATTTGAATCGTCACAATGCTGCAGAATTTTTCATGTGATTATAATTTATTTAATAAAGATGTTTCAATGACTTCGAATACCGCCCTGTCATCTGCTTCATTTATTGATTGCAATCTTTTTTGAATCTTCTTTCACATTTCAACGTATGTTTCAAACGCTTCTTTCTTCGATACTTTCTTCGTGTAAGATGTGATTCACGTGTTCGTCGGGTGTCTGTATACTTCATTGATTTCATCTTTCAATCGATCTTTCGACATCTCCATTGCTCACAACATAGCGGGCAACTGATCAGACGGGCATTCATGCTTTACAGACAAGAAGCCGTCGTTTTGTATGACAATTGAAAGCACTGCTTTATATGGTTTCATGCTGCGATTATATATAAAACGATTGAATATGAAAGAATTATTTTTTGAACTCGATTCATGTATGTTTCAAATAGTCTTTTACTTCTTCATAGAACTTTTGTTTCAACGCTTTCTGAAGAACTGCAATTTGTTTTTCGTGTTGTGCAATGCGCTTCGTATGCTTGCCCGAAGCTTTATATTGTTTCACTTTCTCTTTGCGTTGTTCAATTTCATCTTTTACGACACGAATTGACGGGCTATTCGGCAGCATAACGGGCGCTTGTAATCTTGTATGAAGATCAATTGTTGCTGCAGCGGGTATTGATGACGGTATTCATGAAATCTTCGGCTTGAATATTTCTGTCTTCAGAATAGCAACCCAGATCGAACGACAATTGTGATGACGTGGCGGTGAATAATCATAATATTCACGGCTTCATGCTTTTACGACACGACCGTCAAGTGAAAGACATATGTTCGTTGTTTTTCCGTCCAGAATAGCGGAATACTGGAATCAATGCACTTCTTCTGGATAACGTTCAAAGACAGTTGTTCTTCATGTATTAATCGCACCAGTGATCGCAAGCGTGTTCAAATTCGCAGTTGCTTTCTGAATTATTTTGTCAGTAACTTGTGAAACCGCAGCGACTGCTGCAGCTGATGTCACGTTCTTGATATTCGCCCCGTTCTTCTGTGTAAGTTCAACAACAGTTCTTTTTGCTGCGTTGTCAATATCTGATGTAAGCTTCGCAATAACTGCATCGTTCTGAATCTTCATTGCTGCACGTATATCATTATTCGTCAGCGGGGTCTTCTTTCCGATTTCTCATGCGGCAAGTTGTTTTCAGAATTCAAACATTTGTTTTTGAATATCCGTCAGTATAGCAGCAATCGTTCATTTATGTTTCGATGATATATTTCATATTGCTTTGATGTCATTTTTATCAACAGCTTTCTTCACTTGAATCAACAGATCTTTCTGCATCTTTTCAGAATACTGATCAAGCGCATCTTTCAAGACTTGTTCAAACTCTTTCATCTTTTTTTCGATAGATCTTCGATTTACTTTACGTTCAGCGAATGTCAGCGGTCTTCGTGAATATAGATCACGATTATTGAATTTTAATCCTTTTTTTTTTAAGTCCGCAAGATCATCAGCGGTTTTCACTTCTTTCTGCAGCTTCAATATAAGATCGTAATCAAACAATTCAGAAAACGACATGTATTCTTTATCGAATCATCAACACGTATGTTCTGAAGCTTTCTTTGATTCTTTTTCGATTTCATCAGCATCAGCTTCATCTTCGTCATCATTATCTTCATCATCTTTTTTCGTAACTTCTTTCTTGATCTTTTCTTTCTTTCCTGGTCCTTGTTCTTCTTCTTCAGTTTCTTGTTTCTTCGGTAATCACATTTGTGTTCTGATAAATGATTCAAGATCGAAATCAGTTGTTATGAATCATCAGTCAGTTCAAAGCTTGATTGCTTCAGTCAATTTCTTGTAATCAATTCATCAGATCTTTTCGAAACATAACTTCGGCATTTCTTCAACACCGTCGAAATTGAAAGACACAAGACGTTTGACAATATATTCATTCATAATATCGCAGACATACTTCGCAATGTATTGCAATGAAAGCAAGAAAAGATCTGATTGATCTTCAGATAGTGAATATGATCATCATGATCAAGCTGATCAAAGAAGTAAGAATTGTGCAAGTCACATTCTGAATATTTCTTCATGATGCACTTTCACTGAATTCAATATCTCGACCCCGTCTTTTCCGTGAACTTGTGTGTATTCGAATGATCGGTCTGGGCTTGGTAGTACAACACCAGATTGTTCATGTGTTCTGATGTTCTTTACAATCTTCGCTGCTTCAGCACGATCTGTTTTTGATGCTTCTTTCGGAAGCTTGATCGTAGGAACTGGAAGCGATGCACGTTCTGCACGAATCAGATCATATCTATACAATTTATCAATAGCGAAATAGTTTTGATATATAGGACGAAGCAATGAAGTTCATTCGTAATTTGTTCATTCTTGATTGAATGTGAAACGCAAAAGTTTTGCAGCGGGAATGCTGATATTTGTTTCACCTTTATTTTCACCGTTAGTTTTTGGCGTTGGTAAAGATTGCGTGACACCTGGTGATCATTTTTCTGTTTCCCATTTTTCAATTGTTTCTTGTTTTCTAAACGCAAGTTTGCGAAGTGTGATCATTCCGTTTTCATCAACTTTGTATACTTGTTCGAATAAACAAAAACCGAAATCAAGCATCGTCAAGATTTCAGATAGTGTTGATGATCGTGATCATTCCATTTCTTCGAAGATTGCATTGTTTACGAAATCAGCAACTTCTTTGTCTTTCTTTTCTCATGAAGCGGGCTCTACGTATCGACGTGTTCAAAGAATCGGCAACTTGATGACTTTCAATAATGTTGAAATTGATGCATTTCTTTTTCTCATTTTGTCGAATGTCTGCATTCACTGCGTTCAAGTCAGCTGCGAATTTTCTTCTTCAGAAAGATATCATCATTGAATGTCAGTTCAACTATCAGACAAATCGATCAATATGTCTTTCGCTCTGATCTGATCATCTTTCACCGCAGTCGGTGCTTGTTGATGTGAAACAGTTGTTTTCTTTTTATCTTCTCACGACATCTATGAAAATAAGAAATTAAAATTGCTGATCAAGCATTCATCATCACCCGTTGCTTCAATACCGTTCTTCAATACTTTTCGTTGCTTTTATTGCTGCTTCGGTGATGAATCATTGATTCACATCTGTAACTTCCGTCAATGATACAGTTTTTTCACCCAGATACAACAGTCAATATCTGACTGCATCTGCAGAATGGTCTTCTTGCTTCGTATTCAAGTCTTCAACGTTTCTTTCGTCATGTTGCAGCATCGGCAACGTACGTATCAAATTCTTGCAATTGCTGCATATTTTCAACATCGCAGTCATTTCTTTTGAATTCGGGTCTTCATATATATTCAGATATTGGCGCACATTATTTCGTCATTTGATACGGTTGTTGTCCGCCCCAGAAATACGCAATCAAACAGAACGCATTTCTTGTTCACCAGTTGATCATGATGTTTCTGATGATTTGTTCACGATCGCGGGGTCTACAATACACGTATGAATGTCTTCATCTTCTGGAGTGTTTGCAAGTATCTTCAACGCAAGTTGTTTGTATGTATGTTCTGTGACGTATAGTTCACGATATATCACAACCGTGTCATCGTTCATCTGGGCCATTCGATACACTGCAGACGGCGCTTTGTATCAATAATCAAGACATATGATTCTTTTCTTTACTCATATTCTCGGCACGAATGGTTCTATGACATGAACTGCTTGTCTGAATTCAGTGAAGTATTGTCAAGCAAACACGCTTCGATCTCATTCCATATATGCACGACGTAGTTTTTCGGGCAACGCACGCAGATTGTTTATATATCACGGGTCAGTCTTCATCAGAACTGCATTGTCATATACATTCGCGGGAATGAATGCATATTCGTTCGGTTCTTCGAATTCACTGAAGTCACGATCAACAAACAAACGCTTCACCCGCATGTGTCATATATTTCACGGGTTAGTTGATCAAAAGAAGTTCGAAACAACTCATTTCTTCGTTGATCTCTTTGATCACATCAATTCACGAAACCGTTCTTCAGATCGATGCGTAAGTTCTTCAATACAGATATAGTCATATTCTACACCTTGATAACGCAGCAGATCTTTCTTCGAAGAACAATATCAAAACGTAATCTTCGAACGCATTTCTGGTATATGATGATTGTGGAACGTCAAAGTTTTTTTGTTGTCATTATAATCGAAAGGTTTCTGACCGCCGCATGCTCTGATCAATTCTTGCATCATCGGTTGTGTCATATTATTGAATATTTCGGGCAACGTACGACGTAGGGCCAGGCCGTGAATTCATGGTCTTGATAAAGACTGACGAACACATTCAGCACGACAAGCGTATGACTTTCATCATCATTTTGCACCACCAAACAAACGATATATCGCGCCGTTCCTTGCGAATTCTTGCTGCTTCGGCTGCAGCGGGTAAAGTTCCGAAACGATATGTGTTTTGTTTTCAGATGACATGCACTATGTTTCTTGTGAAATAAATTGTGACGGTCAAATTCATCATCAGAATACAAATTCAACAGACTTCAATCAACTGTCGGGGTCAAACGATGATATGTTCGTCGGTTCTCATAATTCAACTTTCAAGATATTATATGCTCATTCAATAACTTTTCACGTTCATCACCCCGTCACTGTGTTCATTTTCTTAGACTACCAGTCAAGCCCGTCGTCATACCTACTTGATACCTGAAGAACTCCGCAATGCTTTGATATTTTGATTTCATAAAATCACGCTTCAAAAGCTTATAATTCCGCAGTCTTCACGTTTTATACTTTTTGATTTTTTCTTCATTATTTCACATAATTTATGAATTATCTATTAAAGCGACTTTTTCACGAATGATGCAGCTTCGTTCTTGGCGCAATTTTATCTTTTTTTTGCTTTTCAGTTATTACACCCCATATTCATTTTGCTTTATCAATTCGACAAAGAAACGGTGAAACTTTTTTTCAAAATCAATTTTTTCATGTATACATTCAAACTTTCATATCACTTTCAAATTATGAAGTAAAATATTTATTCATTCATTCTTCGATCATAGATCGTGTATAATACCACGGTTTCGATATCACATCGATCATGATATATCATGTATTCTCGACAAATTTGAAACCGAACTTTATTCATTCAATAGAAACAGTTCATTCATATCTTCAGTGTTTATCATCAAGCATTTCAAATTCACTTGAATTTCTTTTTACAACATCAATGTTTCACAGAAAGTTTGAATTCTTCATTTTAAATTTATAAGATTTCATGGTCAATCAATTAGTAAGTAAACGCAAACATTATATCAATCAAAAATGTTTTTACAATAAAACAAAAACATGCGCCGCCGATGACACATGTTGATGTTTACTCTTTGAAATTATATGTGTTTGACCAAAACACACAAACGAATTGTATTGATATGTTTTTATTCTTCCAGTTCAGAATTGATTTCGTCGATAGCTTCGGACAAATTGTCACGAACATTGATCAACTTCTTCAGCATATCCTTTGCTTTTATCTTGTTGCGTGGGTTTCTCGATCAGTCAGTCCGCTTCGATATTGTTATTGCAGAAACATTGAACTTCGCAGCAAGATTTGTTCTCTTTGTAAACTTGTGAATATAGTCAATTGACTTCAATATCTTTCTGACCTTATTGATACTATTCCAGTCATATGAATCTTTATTGTATGACATCGTTTTTCTATGCGTAAAATATAAAAGCTATCAGTGCAAGAAAGTCTATAAATCAAAAGCACAACAGTCATGTGAATAATGCTTCAATAGTTCTATGTTTCAACTTCATAAAACAATATGTATACAAAATAGAAAGCATTCGAACTAATTATCAAATAAATTATTCATTGTTTCTTAGATCGATCGAAGATTGTATATCACGTATTGAAACAGATCATGTTGTTGCTGCTTCTTGAACTTCAATGATATTGCATCACGTCGGAAAAAGGTTTTCCACTTCAAGACAATTGTTCTGACAAATTAATGCGTTCAAAGGGTTATTCGAAAACATATTTCAACAATCAATCATACATGCGTTGTATGGTTGGTGATATACAGCAGCAAGACTTTCTGTTGTGCTTCTTCTCGAAGAAAAAGAAAAGAACATGAATGCAAGTATCGATAACGAAAGAACAAGCGCTGATGTTTTGATAACGTTTTTGTGCATTAATTATATATCTGTTTCAATTCTTTTATATCTGGTTTGTTCATGTGTAGTCATATCAAAATATAAATATCAATGAACGCGTAATTCTTTGTTCTTCAACACACATCAGTTTTTTTAGATCAGATCTTTCTTGATTCGTACAATCTCAGACATAGAGTTCACACAATCTTTTTCTTCTTAGTAATGATTGATATATGTGCGTTGATTTAAACATATCATAATCTTCAATTGCTTGATGCGCAATTTCTTTTATCTTTTTTTCAATCAATACTGCTTGCACATCAATTGATCATTGATAAGTGCTTTTCATTCAAATAAGTTCAGTTCAAAACATCGGCGTTTATTATTCAAATAAATGTTTCGGGAAATGGTCGGGAACAACTTCAAGTCTGGTCAATTGTTTCAAGCAATCTTCTGATGAATAAGTGCAAAAAGCATATCATCAAGCTTCTTCATACTTTCGCATCATGTGAATCTGGTCAATAATTCTTTGATTCGATTTCGCATACGTTCATTCTGTCATAAACTTCGTGACTGTGTTGTGTCGATGCTTACAAGTTTTTTCATCTTTTTTTACTTCGATTCATATGAATTGTCATCATATACAAG